TCAAGAGAAAGCACCAGTAGAGAAAAAATCATATACAGATGAGAGAATATGGAAAGGCGAGTTAGATAAGTCTGGCAACGGTTATGCTGTTCTTAGATTTCTACCTGCCGTTCATGGTGAAGAATTACCATGGGTAAAAATGTATTCTCATGCATTTCAAGGTCCAACAGGTCAATGGTATATAGAAAACTCTAGAACTACTATTAACCAAAAAGACCCTGTATCTGAATATAACTCTAAATTGTGGAACACAGGTGTTGAGTCTGACAAAGAGATTGCAAGAAAACAAAAGAGAAAGTTATCATACTACTCTAATGTTTATATTGTATCAGATCCTAAACACCCAGACAACGAAGGTAAGGTATTCTTATTTAAATATGGTAAGAAAATTTACGATAAAATTTTGGCTGCAATGCAACCAGAGTTTCAAGATGAGAAACCTTTAAACCCTTTTGATCCTTTCTCAGGTGCAAACTTTAAATTAAAAATCAGAAAAGTTGATGGTTATTGGAACTATGACAAATCTGAGTTTGAAGCACCATCTAAGTTAAGTGAAGATGAAAGTAAAATAGAAGAGATATGCCAAAAGTCTTATGGTTTATCTGAGTTTACTCAAGCGTCTAACTTTAAATCTTATGAGGAACTACAAAAGAGAATGGACATTGTTCTTTCTGGTACCACAAAAGTGGGCAACGTACAAGAAAAAATCAAAGAGGAATCAGTAGAATCAGTAGAATCTACTACCCCACAAGATATTGTGCCTCCAAAAGAGGATGACACAATGACTTACTTTGAAAAACTTGCGAATAGTTAGGAAAATTAACCCTTGACAATTCGTGTTGCACGTGTTATAGTGAACACTATAAACTAACAGAAGGTTATACAAATGTTTAACTTTTTAATATTAGACAAGGAGTCTTATATCATGGCTAGAACTAAACTTAGCAAAACAGCGAAAATTAGAAATCTTTTCGCAAAAGGAAATGACGTTACTTGGAAAACTCTAAGAAACACGTTTGACCTTAAATCTCCTGCTGCAATGGTAGGAAAATTGAGAAACGAAGGTATGATGATTTATGAAAATAGATCTAGTAAAGGCGTTTCATATAGAGTTGGTACACCTTCAAAAGCGATCATCGCTGCAGGTATCAACAAAGTATTCGGCAAACAAGTCGCATACACATACTAATATTAATTAGTATTAAAATATAGAAGAGGGCGCTTCGGCGCCCTTTTTTATAGAGAATGGGTGTAGCATTTATCATAGGATTTAAATTTACTACATATTTAAATCTCACCCATTGAAAGTAGTTAGGTGCTACACCCATTCTCTTTTATATAATATCAAAAGTACCTAATATCATACAGACTATAACATAACAGATATAGCCTAATAAAAGGTAACCTACTATTTTTTCTGGCCAACTAAACATTTTCTTTTTATCTTGATAGATGTATTACAGATCCGTTTGTAGATTTAGGTTCAATTAATGACGCTTCATTTTCTTTTTTTAGTGGATGAGAGTCTTTTGCACACGATACATATACCTCATGTTTGTTTGTTACTATATTAAATATATGTCTCAATGCTGTAATTAAGTATTTACCTGACTCGTGTTCATCAATCATTCCACCTTCTTTATTTAAAATGTCAGGTTTAATAAATTGAATAGTTTGTCCACATGCCATAGCAGTATTACCATTCAACTTCATGTTTCTATTTAAAGTATTTGCTAACTCTATCATCTTGGATACTTTATATTGAAAAGTCTCTTTATGATTATTGGGTGCATAAGAGTATGACTCAGTTGTTTCATTGTAGTGTTGAGCATCACCACCTGTTTCTACGTCTTTAGAAGTTACACTTAAATGTATTCTAGAGTTTGGAAACTCAGCAATATTATTACCTTCATCATCTATTGGTGTATCCACATAAGCAGGATTATCTAATTCTTTTTCTTCATCATTTATTCTATTAAATTTTTTAAACTCATCAAAGTAATTAAAATCTTTTTCAGTAATTGTTTTACTAAAAAAATCTATCTCTCTTAATTTACTTGCAAGTAAACCACTTACAATATTCTTTAACATGTCACCACTATCTTTCATTTCATCTGCTAAAACTGTACGATATTCTTTCTCTACATCTTTTACTTTAGATCCCCTATCTTCTAATTCGCCTGGTGTTCCTAAATTAAACTCACCTTTAGTTTCTTCTGCATACAAACTTTGTAATGTTCTAAAATGATATCCTTTAGTATTTTCAAAGAACAAATATAAAGGACTTAAATCTACTTGCGATACAGAGTCATCTAATAATTGTTTGAAGAATGAGAAAGGATGTTGATTAGGTATCACATATTTTCTAATACCTGAAGAGTCTTCTACATATATTTTTTTCTTAGTGTTAATAGTTTCTTTCATTAACTTTTCAAATATTTCAGTAGTAGTGCCAACCACACTTTTTGATACTCTTTTTCTTTGATTAGTTATTGCCTCAGAAGATATTACAGATAATTCAAATACTTCTGCGTTTTCAGATATGTCAAAACGTTTACCAACTTTATATACTGATAATACATTTTCAGAATAGTCAATTGTCTTTTCGCTATCATCATCAAAACCTGGTGTTTTAAGTTTTAATCTTATATAATCTTGTCCTATGATTTGAGTTTTAGATATGACACTATTAGAATCTACACAAACAATTGAACCTTGTACTGCTGATGAATAGATATCTTCAAATAAGTTTATCTCTAAAAGTAAACTTGATATATCTAATGTGATTCCTTTTGATGATATTAATTCGCAAGTTTCTACAGAAAACTCACCTGCTGTCTGCACCTGATCCATTTTAAATTACCGTTTCTTTAATCTTTGCGTTAAACTCTCTGACAAAATCATCAACAAATCTAGGATCTAATAATCTTATCTTTCTTTTTTTGTCTTGTAATGCTTGTTCGTATTCTAAGTTTGTGATTGCTGTTGCTGACGGATATAAACTATTAGATGTACCAATATCTATTTTAGTTTCTCTATCGCCTGAATCATCATCTATTTCATAATGATGAATACCACCTTGATCTGTACCATATTTGTCAGTCATGTATTGATTAAATTGTGTTTGTGACATAGGCCAATCATGATATCTATCTTTTACATTATTAAATAAAAGAATAACCCAATGTCTATTTACATCACCATATAATTTGTGTGCTATCATTTCTGGTGTCTCACCATCATGAACATCATAAGTATCAAAAACTGTTACGTTTTCTTTTACTTTTGCTCTTACTACTACTCTTCTCAATAAGTTAGTGACATCTTTTAGTTTGCCATCACCTGCACTATCATAAGGTATTGTTGGAAAATTTTTAAAATACGACATATTAGAAACCCTCAAATACTCTTTCTCTTGTAATTAATTCCATTTCACCGAAGTTTAATGTAACTGATGTTTCTACAGGTGGAGCACCTTCGGCGTTTGGTGTAAATGTTCTATATCTATCACCACCATAAGTTACGTCCATGTTTTCTAATACACATGTTGATATTTTTTGTAAGTAATCATTTTCATTACCATTGTACATATAAGAAATATCAAAAGTATTTGGCACTCTCATTTTTCTACCTGCTCTGTTTCCACCTACAAACTCTGGTGCCATGTTTGCTCTAAACGCAAATATAATTTTTCTTACTTCATCTGCTTCTTTTTTATTCTTAGGAATAAATTTAAATTGAAATTGGAATTTTCTTTTGTTAATACTCTTAAATGCTAACTCCATTCTGTCTGTAATAACTTGTCCTATACCTGCTTCGTATGCTTCTCTACTACCTGCCATACCTGGTATAACTCCTACTGCTCCAGCTGCAGCTTTTGCCATACCTTCACTTAGACCTTCACCAAGTCTAGTCATTGAACCAGATATGATGTCTTCTGCTTTTGCACCAGATTGTATTTGTCCATATATGTCAGCACCTATCGCTGCACCTGAACCTATTTCTGTATCTTGATAGTTTGCAATAGATGAAAAAGTTACTGTCGGTGGCATGTATAAAGCAATCGCAGTATCTAATCTTACTGTCGGTGCTCTTTTTAAATATGTTGTAGATCCTTTACCTCTGTATTGTTCCTTTACTTGTGGTGTGTTAGCTCCACCATAGTCAGCATGTATATTTTTTTGATAACCATTTACATTACTTTCTTTTACAGGGGTATCGCCAACCATTTTTGTAATGTACTTGGGAATATTAGTTTGACCCATAGACTCCATAACAGAAGTCTGACCATCTTTTCTTTCACCAAATTGTAATTCTGCGTCTTGTTGTTCGTTAATAAAGAACATAACATAGTGTCCTTGATTTCCTAAACCAGGTCCACCTGTTACATCTAAAGGAAAAGAGAATATGTTAGTTGGTTTATTAAAGTTAGCAGAGGATTTAGGTAGAGGTCCACCTTGTCTGTCTTTGTCTTTTAAACCTAGTGTATTTCTTAGAATACCACTAACTTTTTTAAGACCATATGACGTTGCGGCGGTGACTGCTTGTGTTTTTATACCTTTTATTATACTCATCTATAAATAATCCTTGACTATTATACTATTTATATGTTAAAGTAGAGCTTAAATGACTTATAGTGGAAGATACATACCTGTCAATAGAGACAAATATAAAGGCAATCCTTTAAAGATATTTTATCGTTCTTTATGGGAGAGGCGTCTTATGGATTATTGCGACAGAAATCAAAAAGTTGTGGAGTGGGGAAGTGAAGAAATTGCAATACCTTACGTCTCACCTTTAGATCAAAAAATCCACCGATATTTTCCTGATTTTTATATGAAGGTTAGACAAAGATCAGGAGCAGTAAAAAAATTTATAATAGAAGTTAAACCAAAAGGACAATTAAAGTCGCCTCCAAAAACTCCTAAAAAGAGGACTAGAAAATGGTTAAATGAGGTGCAAACATACGCAGTAAATATGGCGAAATTTAAATCTGCGACAAACTATTGTAAGGACAATGGATTTGAATTTAAAATATTAACTGAGGATCATCTAGCGCCATCGTATAAATAACAGATAGGAATAGAATATGGCAGTATCAAAGTATATACAAGCAGTTAAGAAAGCAGCTGGAGGTAGACCTAGAAGTACTGAGTGGTATAAGGACAAGATTAGAGAGTTTGGGAAACCAACATCTACACAACTTATTAGACAAGGTAAACGTGGAAGAAACGTACAGTTTGGTAAGTTAAACATGTTCATGTACGATCCTAAATTGAAAAAGAAGTTACCTTATTATGATACCTTTCCTTTGGTGCTTCCAATAGAAAGTTATAGTGATGGGTTCTTAGGTTTAAATTTACATTATTTACCTATTCCATTGAGAATAAGATTATTAGATAGATTAATAGATTATGCAAACACAAAAGACTTGACAGAGAAAACAAAGATTATAGCAGATTATAGTAGGTTGAAAAATATTAGATTAATTAAACCTACTTTGAAAAGATATTTAAAGTCACATGTAAAATCTGACTTTAGAAGAATAGGTGGTGATGAATTTACTATTGCAACATTACTACCTGTTGCAAAATTTAAAAAGGCTTCTGCTCAATCTGTATGGGCTGCAAGTAGAAAGATGATATAAAAAAATGAGCAAAGATAGAATAGATGTAAGCGATAATACTGCTATTAGTATGCCAGTAAGAAATATGCTCGCTATCATTGGAGCAGTCGCTGTCGGTGTGTGGGCTTACTTTGGTGTATTAGAGCGTATTACCATGTTAGAAACAAAAAGTGTTTTAACAGAAAAAGATATAAATCAACACGTAGAGAGATTAGAAACAGAAGTTGTAAAAAATACAGAATTTAGAATTAAGTGGCCAAGAGGTGAAATGGGATCATTGCCCGCTGACTCAGAGCAATTTATGTTAATTGAGGATCTTTATGGTACTGTAGAAAAAATAGAAAAACACATTGAGTCTATGGCTGATAATAGAATAAACATAGATTTTTTAAGAAAACAAGTTGACAAAATGATGGCAGATATTGAAAAATTAAAAGATGCTGATAGAGAAATTACTTACAAGAATGGGAGTACAAACTAATGATAGAGACAGTAATAGCTTTATTAATGATAATTGACCACGAGATTAAAGAGCATAGAATCCAACCGTCAATGAGTGAATGCCTTAAAGGTAAAAGGATAGCCGAAAGGCAAATAACACAAACAGACGGAGCATTATCATATAAGTGTATCAAGTCAAAGGCAGAGACAGAGATATACATGGGCGAGAAAAGTATTAAATCATTAATATTGGAGTAATAATGTCAAGAAGATCATCTTTATTAGACGGATTTGCTTACGCAGTTCTGAATGAATTGTTAGCAGGTTTTCAAGGCACAGATGGTTATGCCAAACCTGCAAAGTATGAAGTGATTATCACACCACCTACAGGTTATAGAGGATCAGGTGATAATGCAAGTTCAAATATATTTGGGCAAATCTTAAATGAGAACCCAGATGACGCAAGAAAAGTTTCTATGGAAATGTCTCAGGCTTCTTTTCCTGGCATGACACTAGAGACTATGGAAGACACAAACATATACGGCCCAACAAGAAAAATTGTGTCTGGTCAAACTTTTGCAGAAATGTCAACTTCTGTAAGAGTATCAAATGATTTTAAAGAGAGAAACTTTTTTGATAGTTGGCAAAGGATAGCAGCTAACAGACAAGATTTTTCTGTTGGTTACTATGATGACTATGTAGGTACATTACAAATCTTTCAATTAGATAAGGAAGATAGAAGAAAACATGGTGTAGAATTAGTAGAATGTTACCCATCGGTTGTAGGTGAATTACAAGCTGACTATGGTAATTTAAACTCAATTTATTTATTGCCAGTGACTTGGTCATATAGATATTGGAAAAATTTGACAGACGAGGCAGATTTGCCTAAAGGATTATTAGAACGAATTGGTGAAGTGTTTGTTAATACAGTAGAACGAAATATTAGAAGTCGTATACCTGCTGTGTTAAGAAAACTATAATATAAACATATAAGGAGCGATAATTATGGCACTACCAAAACTGGCGACAGCTACATATGAATTGCAGTTGCCTTCAACAGCAGAGACAGTTAAGTATCGGCCTTTCCTAGTCAAAGAACAAAAGGTTCTTATGATGGCAAGTGAAAGTAAAGATAATAAACAAATAACTGAGGCTGTCAGAAATATAGTAACAAACTGTACTTTCGGAAAACTAGACGTAGATAAACTACCTCTATTTGATATAGAATATATCTTTATAAAACTCAGAGCAAAATCAGTTGGGGAAAAGGCAATGGTAAGTGTCCTATGCCCAGATGACAAGAAAACAAGGGTACCTGTAGAGGTAAATTTAGATCAAATTGACATGACAATGAAAGAAGATCATTCAAATATCATAAATATAACAGATGAGGTTTCTATAAACATGGGATATCCTATGTTAAGAGATTTCACTAATACAAAGACTAATGTTGACGATACTTCGGCTGCATTTAGTTTAATTAAAATGTGTATTTCAAGTGTGTCAGAAGGTAATAAGACACATGAGAGAGTTGATTTTACTGATAAAGATCTTGATGAATTTATTGATAGTTTAAATACTGAACAATTGGGTAAGGTTATGAAGTTTTTTGATACAATGCCTAAACTTAGACATGTAGCAAAAGTTGTTAACCCGAATACAAAACATGAAAGTGAAATTGTTATTGAAGGTCTTGCAAGTTTTTTAGCATAGGCCTCTCACATGATTCGATAACGAATTATTATAAGACGAATTTTGCATTAATGCAACATCATAATTACTCGTTATCAGATTTGGAAACAATGATGCCATGGGAGAGGGAAATATACGTTACTATGCTTGCAGAATATATAAGAGAAGAAAACAGACGTAGGAAAGAAGAAGAGAGAAAATGGAAAAAGTAAAAGTAAAAGAACGAGAATTTGAAGTTGACAAAGCTGATATAGTTCCTAAGACACCAGACGAAGAACCTACTTGGTACAATCAAACGGCAGGTATCTTAGATAAGTTTAGATTAATTCCTAGACTAATTATGTTAGCATACATCTTTGCATTTTATAGATCAGTAACTTGGTTTATGGAATTACCAGATCCTACAAACGCACAGGCTATGTTTATATCAACTATTGTTGGTGCAGGCGCAGCATTCTTTGGTTTGTATGTTGGAAAACCAGGTGCGTCAATTCCAAAAGGTAAAAAATAATGTCAGTTGCAGTAGAGAATTTAATTACTAATCTTAGAAAGAAGAATGCTGAAGACGAGGCAAAACGTATCAGCATGGAAGAGAAAAATGCTATTGATCGTAAGAGAAAGTCAGATAAATTACAAGCTGCAGAAAAGAAAACTTTAGACGCACTAGATAAATTTAAAGAGTCTTAAGTGAGGCAGAAAAAGAACAAGTCTCAGTTCTTAATGAGTCAGTCAAAGCTGCACAGGAAGATCTAAAATTTAACAGAGAGTCAGAAGCACAAAGACAAGCAGAAGAGCAACAAAGATTAAAAGCAATACAGTTTCAAAATGATGTTGCAATGCAGACTAGAGGTATATCTCTACAAAGTTTAGAAGAAGAAAAATCACTTAGAAAAGACATTGCATTACAAAGACAAGCACTAGAGCAAATGTTGCAAAACGATGCTATGTCAGCAGAAGACGTTAAGAAATCTTTTGATTATAAAGTAAAACAAGATCAATTAGAAAGACAAGAAAAAAGATTACAACAAAGAGTTGATAGACAAGTTAGATTACAAAACTTAAAACAGTTTTTATCAATACAAAATCTAACAAGGACTATGAAAAACTTTGGTGAAGGTATTAGAAACTTAGGACGAAGTGCTATAGATAAAGTAACAGGTGCTGTAGAACCTGCACTAAAAGGTGTATTAGGGGCAGCAGGTCTTGCGGCTGCATATTTTGGTTTACAAGCATTTCTAAAATCAGAATTATTTCAAGATCTAAAAGATTTTATGGTAGGACTTGCAGATCAATTTAGATTGATAGGATCAGGTTTTAAAAAACTATTTCAAGGTGATATACTAGGTGGATTAAAAGATATACTATTAGGACTTGGTGGAATTATTGGTAAAGTTCTTGACAGTTTAGTTACAGGTCTGTATAATATAATCGCAAGAGTATTTGGATTAAGTGAAACTGATAGTGTATTTGGTAGTATCAAAGGATTTATTATGGGTATCTATAATGGTATCAAAAATGCATTTACAGGAGCGATGAATGCAATTAAAGAATACTTTTCATTTTCAGCAGAAGAGTTAGGAGTGTTTGGTAAGTTTATTGATATAGTATATTTCCCTTTAAACTTAGCAATAAACTTTTTAAAAGACATATTTAAGTTTGGTGACCCAGACGAACCATTTAGACTATCACAATTTCTTGTTGATGTAGTTAATAAAGTAAAAAGTTTTTTCAAAGATTTGTTTAGTTTTGATATGTCAGGTTTAAAAGAAAGAATTAGTGGTGTAGGACAGATGTTTAAAGCACTTGCACTAGCAGGAGCTGCGGCAATCAAGGCAGCATTACCAGGTGGTGAGTCACCAGCAGAAGCATTTAGAAGAGTTTATGACGAGGCAATGTCAGGTGGAACGCCAACTACAGGAACAACACAAAACTTACTTGACATGGCAGATGAAAGAGCGGGTGTTATAACAGGTGACGCTGGAGAGGCATTAAGAATAAATGAAGAAAATGTAGGTGGTAAATTTGTAAGAACACCACCAGAACAAGTAACACCTTCATATGGTTTTGGTTATGGAATGGGTGGAAACATGGTTAATGTAATTAACAATTCTACAAACTCAGATAATAGAATGGTTACAAGTGTTGCAAATCCTAACATACAATCAAGTGACTCTTTTGTAAATCAATTGGTAAAAGCATATGCATAAGATAGTGCCAGATGAATTAATTAAAGGTCTAAAACTAATAATAATATTTACATTTTTAGGTATATCATTATTATTTGGTGCAATAAAATATCCTTATCCATTAGCAATAGTAGTAATGGTTGTTAGTGTTGGATTTTTAGTTTGGACTAGAAAGTGGTTTGAATGAAAAAGTCTTTTGAAGAATTAGCAGAAGGCGTTTACGATCCTAATATATTTAAAGCAATATTCCTTGCTGGAGGCCCAGGTTCAGGTAAATCATATGTTGCAGGTAGAACAATTGCAGGTAGAGGATTAAAAACAGTCAACTCAGATAACCAATTTGAATTGTTGTTGAAAAAGGCAAATCTATCTTTGCAAATGCCAGAAAAAGATGCTGATCTAAGAGCACCTATTAGAGATAGGGCAAAGGCAATGACGGCAAAACAAAAAGCAAATTATATAGAGGGTAGATTAGGATTGGTTATTGATGGTACCGCAAGAGATTACAAAGCGTTAACAGATCAAGCAAAAGAATTACAACAATTAGGTTATGATACATATATGATATTTGTAAATACAAGTTTAGACGTTGCATTGAAAAGAAATGCAGCTAGACCAAGAAAGGTACCAGAAAATATACTAACTAATTCTTGGAAATCAGTACAATCAAATATAGGTAAGTTTTCTTTGTTCTTTAAAAAAGGTTTTGTTATTGTAGATAATAACAATGCAAACGAAGATATATTCAGAGAAGTTTCAAAACGTGTGAGTGCTTTATTAAGACAGAAAGTACAAAATGGAAGAGCTAAATTATGGGTACAACAACAACTAGATCTCAAAAGAAGAAGTTAAGAGTCATATGTGTACGTACTGGTGATAAGTTTGACCAGTGGTACGAAGATAATTACAAATACATGATAGACAAATACTCTGGTTTAGAGTATGATGATTACGTTGTCATACGTGATAACGTTTACGAAGATGAGTATGGTTGTTTTAATAAACTATTAATGTTTGATAGATTTAGAGAAGAACATTATAGGAACATTTATTTTGACATAGATGTAATTATCAAAGGTGATTGTAACAAGTTTCTTACAGACGAATTAACGGTATGTGATAGTCGCAGTTGGCAAACAGACGAATACTATAATAATCATTTACAGATATCAAGTGATATTATATCTTGGAGTGGTGACTATTCTCATATACACGCCAAAGTTGCAGACAATATAGATTACTATTACGTCAAATATCATAATGGAATAGACAAATATCTATATGACGAACACGACCTCAAACGACACAAAACAGGATATTCATCCATACAGACGCAGACAGATCACAACGAATCAGATGTCGTATTATTCAATCAACACTACAAAACCATGAAAAAAGCAGGTTGGTGGCACAAATACACGATAAATCACCCTAAAAACCCTTGATTTTCCTTGCTTTTTTAGACCTTGACAAAGATATCAAAATTTGATATTCTGTATATGAAAGAGAGGTTATTATACAATGAAAACTAAACAATACTATTGGGATAATGCAGAAAAAGAAGTAGATTCTATATTATCTGACATGAAAAACGGAGAATACAACACAACTGTTGCAAAAAACAAGATCCTTGCGTTAGGAGACGATAAACTTAACTTAGTAGGAATTGATGAACACAACGTTGACGAAGTTGTTATGGAGGCATATGCCTAGACTCTATAAATCTGAAGGCAAACTAGGATTTAACCATGACGGGTTTTTTATTACTGATCCTTTTGTATCAGAATGTTCTCGTTTTGTTCTAGATCCTATAAAAGACTATGCCTTGACAAAAGACCAAACAAATGATATGATTCAGTATAACGGACTTGATGAGGAATTATTAAAATGACACAATTTGATATAAAAGTACCTAATAATGTTGCCAAGATTAATACTATGGGAACTGATATTATTAATATGTACAAATCGCCAAATGCAGAAAATTCACTTGCAAAGAATATACCACTTGCGTGGATTAATCTAATGTATTTGTATTCTAAAAAGATTAAAAAATTAAGATTTAAATATAGAGGAAAAAGTGTTGCAAATGTTTACAATAGACCGACAAGTTTTTGTCACAAACAATTTGCAGAAAGTTTTGCCGTTTATGAAAGATAAAGATATGAGTATAGAAAATACGTTACACCTAGTTTATGCTAGATATTATAGTGATGATGAAGAGTTTGAAAACTTTCCTTTATATTCTACTATACTAAGAAACGTACCACTAAAGTATCTTAACAGATTAAATGATCCTAAGTTTAAGGCAAAAGTAAAAAAAATTATGGATAAAAAGTACAAAGAAGACGCAACCAATTATACAGGTTATTCAGAAGTAGATATGATTGTTGGTAGTGAATACTATCAAACTTATAATGACGTGTTTGGTGATGTTGCTCAAGGTGACAATGCGTTATTTAATGACTACGGTCAATTGTACAATACAAGAACAGGATTCAAATGGGATTTTAATCCTAAGTTGACAGAAAGATATACTTACAAAAATTTAAACAAAACAAACCAATTAAATTAAGGAGTGATGATGACAATAGGTGAAGTAAAAACAGATGTTACTTATTTCAAAGATGATCTAGGTAAGAACTTGTATAAGAAAAAGACATACTACAGTTTAGTCTTGGAACAAGAGGTCTTGGCAAAAGATAAAGACGAGGCAGATAACCTTTTCTTAGAAGGTGGAGGTATCAACTATTCAGATATTAATAATAGTTTAACAGTTGAGAACAAAGGTGTTGCAACTAGTTATGTTGACGCAAATTATGCTGACACAGGTGATACTGAGTATAAAGGTAAAGTTGTTTACAATGAAGACAATCATTTTGCAGAAGAAGACGGTGACGTTCTTATTGATAGTTATGCAGATGAGAAATCAAATACAATGGATGATAAAATGCTTGAGGCACATAAGATTGAATCAGACATTGATGTTAGTCTCAACTTAGAGGCAGAAAGTCAAAGAGGTAAGTAATGACAAACTTGTATTTGGATGTTGCTCAAACTGAGGCACCTGAATTAGATATTAATGGTATGACTAATATACCAGACGTAATTACTATGATAAGAGAAACAATTCAAGATAAAGATCTTGACTCTGCTGAAGATTATGTGGATCAATTAGGTGATTATTTGGCAAAAAGAGATAGTCATATTTTACAAACGGCAAATATCAATACTAAAAATATAATAGAGGAAATGTATAATGTTTGATAAAGACAAAAAACCTACGCAACTATCAGAAGAAGATATTGACGAGATATTAAGTGAAGAGAACAAACACGAACCAGTGGCAGAATTGCTAGATGAGGAGTGGGATGAACTAGAATAATGAATCAATTAGAATTAAATTTTGATAGACTCAACAAACAATTAATTGTTGTAGATCATAGAGGTCATAATAATGGTAGATTAGAATATCATAAGTATGATACTGTTGCAGATGTATATGTGGACAATGAATTAACGAGATCAGAACAATTAGAAAAAGCATTTATGTTAACACAAAACATTGATAATGGTTGGTGGCATAATGATGATGTAAAAAAGAGATCTAAGTCAGGCGCAGTAAGAAGCACTTCTGTGGGTGATAGAATGAAGATTAATGGTGATATCTACATGGTAGATCTTGCTGGATTTAGAAAGATAAATAATCTATGAACTTTATGCAGTTAACAATTGTTCAATTGACATTCTTTTTGATGTTTTTATTTTTATTGACAACAAGTTGTACAAAGGTTGATTATGATTTAAACCCTTTTACAACTGTTTTAAATCATGTAATCAAAGGAGAAATAAATGGCAAAAAAGAAAAAAGCACTCATAATTAAAAAATCACAATATCAAGATATTGCAGATTGTATTCAAACAGATCAAGTGCCTGCCGCAGCTATCGCAGAATATTTTGCAGATAAAAAGTTTTTTGCGTGGTTTAAGAAGAAATACAGGGTGTCAGAAGAAGTACACCATGACGATCATTACTACAAAGTCGGTGGATCAATCTAAATAAGCATATGTTTTTGGCGTTAATAACACTACTCACAGCTATAACTATATCTGTCGTTGCGGCATATTATAGTATTATAGGACTCATGGCAATCTTTAGTGGGGCTGCCTTGCAGATTGCTATTATGGGTGGTGCGTTAGAAGTTGGAAAACTAGTAACGGCGTCATGGTTATATCAAAATTGGAAAAATAAACTACTTGGATATACACTTAAAATATATTTGTTTATTGCAGTAATAGTTTTAATCTTTATTACATCAATAGGTATATTTGGTTTCTTATCAAAAGCACATTTAGATCAAATCAAACCAAATGCAAGTAATGCTCTTGCAATCACACAAATAGATAAACTAATCAATCAAGAAGAGACGATTATTGCTCGTGCAGAGAATACCTTAGATCAACTTGATAGAGTTATGGACGTGTATATTGACAGGGAAAGAGTTAGTAAAGGACTTAAAGAAAGACGAAAGCAGAAAGAAGAAAGAGACGAACTAAACCTTATTATAACAACGGCAAATAATAATATAATAGAACTAAACAATAGAAAGTTTAATTTAGAAAAAGAGGTTGCAGTATTAGAGGCAGATGTAGGACCATTGAAATATATTGCAGAACTAATTTATGGTGAAGAGAATGCCAGAGATATGTTAGATGAGGCAGTAAGATTTCTTATTATCATATTCATATTTGTATTTGACCCACTTGCAGTATTATTATTAGTAAGTGCCAATATATCATTTAAAACTAGATCAGACGCAAAGAAAATGAAAAAAATAGATCAACTAGTGCAGATGAGAAGACGATATAAGTCTCTACAAACAAGACATAGAAATTATAGAAACAAGTCAATCAAAGGACAACCGATAAGAACAACGGTTACAAATGAGGCAGGAGCTAGAAAAGTTGTTAGACAAGTAGGTGATGTATCAACAACTACATATGAATAGATTATGATAGTAGCAATAATTGGTTATGGTGTCGTGGGCAAAGCAACTCATAGAACAATCAAAAAAGAACATACAGTAACAATACATGACCCTTTACAAGGTTATAGGTCAGTATATAAAGGTGCAGATATAGTATTCATATGCACACCCTCAGAGTTAGTCAAAGAATATCTAGATCAACTAAAAAATCACAAATGCGTATTTGTTAGATCAACTATTCCATTTACATTGATAAAAGATAGAAACGTTGCTATATGGCCTGAGTTTCTAACAGAGCGACACGCTGAATACGATTCAATCAATCCTAAGACAAATGTGGTGGGTGGGAATACAGACCAGTTTAACGCCCTTAATAATGCGACTATATTTGATAAGTTTCATTACACGTCACCCGAGTATGCGGCGTTGATGAAGATATCAACTAATATTTACTTTATATCAAAAGTTACATATGCGAATATGTTATACAACTTTTGTAAACAAAATGATTTAGATTACAATAAACTAAAAGATGTATTAGGACAAGACCCTAGACTATGGATACACGATCATTGGCAAGTGCCAGGGCCAGATGGTAAATTAGGATTTGGTGGTAAATGTTTTCCAAAGAATTTAGAAATGATAAAAGAAATGGGTTTTGATAAAGAGTTTTGTGAGCTCATGGAAAAGTTTAACAAGGAACAAAGATGAAATTAATATTTGATGGTTGTAGTTTTACAGACAAGGACTATTATGACTTTAGAATATGGCCTGATATAATAGGTGATAAAATAGGTTGTGAAGTAGTCAACAATGCAAAAAGTGGCTCAGGTAATCAGATGATTGCACATAGAGTTATAAAATCTGTATTAGAACATTACAACAATATCAAACACGTTTATATTATGTGGTCAGATTGGGATAGAGATTATATTGTAAATAACACATGGCAAAATACAACTAAACAACAAAACGATATTATAGATTTAAATATGAATACCATATATACAACACAATTATTTTTAGATAAACATAAAATAAAGTGGACAATGGCTTCTATATTTGAACCAATTATGTTTGACAATAAAGAGTTTAATGAATTAGAATATTACAAATATTTTGTAGAACATCCTTTATATGATTACATTGATGACAATCGTTTTTGGGGTTGGCCTATAGGTAAACACATGGGCGGTAATAACATCAAGTCATATCTAAAGGATAAAATGGGTGATGGCTACAGAAGAAGTAAAGACGATACTCACCCTAACCAAAAAGCACATGAACTAATTGCAAGGTTACTAGATGACTATAATATGTTACAAACAGGGTAAAGCTGTGTTGACACATAGTTTTAACAGAGACGAATTACTAGACATATTAGACGTAGTAAAGCAATTAGGTATCAAGTGGTATGTGATAGTATATTAGGAGGCGTGATGGGAACTTTTACATGGACAACAGGACTAGGCATGTTAGGATTTGGCCTATTGACAATGTTGATTGCTTGTGGTATTATATACAAAGTAATTAATAGTGATTTGATAAAGGATGACAATGACCAAGAGAACACTTAAAGAAATAGAACAACAAGAAAAAGATAACGAGTATATCATGAAACGTATGCACCCAGCAGTATTAATACCAGGCGTGTTTGTAGGTATCATGGTTATAGTAGGATGTATATTTAAAAATTATATGCAATGGTAAAATGAAGATATATCAATGGCCACATGAAACGTTGTCACAAAAGGCAACACAAACAAACATTACAGATTTTACGTTAGATTTGCCAGATGACGATATAGACAGATTTCAACATGACGTAATTAAAACAATGATAGAAGGCAAAGGTATAGGACTTGCAGCCAATCAATTAGGATACCTTGCTAGATTTTTTTGTATAGGACATTCTTATTTTAGTCACTTTAGACAACCAACTGTAATATGGAATCCTAAGATAATAAAAGTATCACCAGAGCAACGTGTAGATGAAGAAGGTTGTTTATCATTTAAAGGTTGGCTTGTAAAAGTAAAAAGGCCTAGAATTGTAGAGGTAGAATACGAGACAGTAAAAGGTGGCAAACAACGTGTGGTATTAGATGGTTATGAATCAAAATGTTTTCAACATGAATACGACCATTTAGAAGGCATTACATTTAACAAACTATCTAAAACAAGATGGGCTATGAAAAAAAGAATTAAATGAAAGAGTTTGATTACAGTATAGATTATAAAAACATATTATTTCAACCAAATGACAAAAGGTATCGTATAGGACGTGGTGAACAAGGCGTATTATTGGTAAGACCATATACAAACGATATATGTAAACATTGGCGATTTAAAACACTTGAAGAAGCAAAGATATCTTCTCAAAAGATATTTGATCTATATCTAGGATACAGAGTAAAAAAAGACTTTGTGGGTATGGATATGTGTCGTAAGTTTCTAGAAATGGGTTTTACACGAGCAAGGAGGTATGCAAATCATAAAGATGGCAAGAAATACAAAAATGGTAAAATACTACCGCAAGAAGATGATTGGGCAACAAATGAAAAAGCGAAATCGGCAAAAAGGTTTAAAGAGTTTAGAGACCTCTGTACGCAAGACGAATACTATGTCACGTTAAGAAAAGAGTGGCGTAAAAATGAGTAGGACTGTATATACAATACATCCTTTATTTAATGAACTATCAGATAATAAGGTAGAAACAAAGACCTGTCGCAGATGTAATGAGACAAAGCACAAATCAGAGTTTGCACATAGGTCATTTAACAGAAACGGTGAAAAGGAGTATAAAAATTACTGTAAGGCGTGTGATAAGATTGCGACAAAACAGGTAGCACTTATCAAGAAACAAGTCGGCCCCATACCAGAAGATCATATATGTGAGTGTTGTCGCAGATCAGAAGAGACAATACTACAGGAATATAGACTATTTCAGGGCACCATGAAAAAGACAGTATGGGTATACGATCATGACTATAAGACAGGAAAATTTAGAGGTATTATCTGTCAACCTTGTAATTCCATATTGGGAAATCTACAGGATGATCCGACTATCGCAGAAAAGGTAATAGAATATATATCAACATGGCAGACGTAAAATTAGTATCCTATACAACCAATGGTAGTAAGGACAGCATACAGGAGATTGTCGCATATTGCGCCAGGGTATCAAATCCAGGCAATCAAGCAAACAAGGACACATCACAAAAACTTATAAACTATCTAAAAGAACACAAACATTGGTCACCATTTGAGATGGTATCCATATGCTTAGAGATAAACACAACAAGAGATATCGCAAGACAGATAATTCGTCATAGAAGTTTTACATTTCAAGAGTTTTCACAGAGATACGCAGAGCCTAAATTATTAGACGAAGCATTTACAACTAGGGAAACAAGACTACAGGATAAGAAGAATCGGCAAAACAGTATAGAGATAGAATCCGATCCGAACACGGCGCTAAATTCGGGCTATATAGAACTTATACAGGAATGGCAACGCAGACAGACAGGAGTCCTAAACGCAGCCAAATCGGCGTACACATGGGCCATAGACAAAGGTATCGCCAAGGAACAGGCACGTGCAGTATTACCAGAAGGCTTAACAAAGAGTCGCATTTACATGAACGGCACACTAAGGTCTTGGTTACATTATTTTGACATACGCACAGGACCCGATACGCAGAAAGAACATAGGACAATTGCGAAGGCTTGTAGAAAAATAGTTAGCGATCTACTAAATAAGCAATAGAATGAAAATAGTATTATCACTTTTGCTTTGCTCAGCTGTTGCTGGAGATTGTCTGCCACCATTTACCTGGCCAGAATACTTCAAGGATTCGTATGACTGTATGACGTTTGGATATGAAGAGTCTAAACGTAAGATGATAGAAATAGGAAGAGAAGAAGCAAACCAACATGAGATCTTTGTTAAATTCTTCTGTATAGAAGAAGATGAATTATTAGATTACAATAAAGAGATAGAGAAAGCACCTGCCTCAAAAGGCATACAAACAGGACTATAACATATGACAACATGTGCTAATTGTTCTTGCGACTGTCATTGTAATGAGGAACTACACACACCATCCGACCCATTAGATACAGGGGGTCTATGCACTTGCGATAAATGTGAGTGTTCAGAAGCGGAACAAGAGTAATATCGGATATATACGGAAAACCCATGTAATAATAGTGGGTTGTTGCCTTTAAATATTGCGGCCACGCGGCAATTTTTCTGAGTACACGTGTAGTAATTATCAGAGAGGCCGCCGCTTGTATCAAGCCACGTATACCAAGCAGCTTCGTATATGCATCGAGTCGTTCCACCAGCATCGGATGCACGTATCTCCTTCGCCAAAAAAAGCCTTGACAAACCCTTGACAAACCTGTATAATGCCTTTGAGGGCCATCAGATATAGCTTAAGGATAAATAGGTTCATATGTACAGATCTCCAAAATACTGGGCAGAAATGAAGAAGATACGTCTCGCACACGAAGCGCAACAGATAGCAAGAGGCGAGATCATTCCCAAGAAGAAGCTCTCTAAACCAATCAAACAATTACTTAAAAAAGACCTTGACAAGAAGCGGTAAATGTGTTATATTACACGTTACCGAGCACATTATAGTATTATTAAATTGACTCGGTAACCCTCGCAGTATTCTGAATTAAGGATGTTGTGGCCCACATAGGCATTCGCTGAAAGATCTCAAATCTGAGTGTGGGGTGGAAGTTTCAGAGTACATGCGAGGACGCTTTTAATTACCTTACATATACGCCTTAAGTCTAGCCGCCTACCAGTAATCTATAAAGTAAAGTAATGATAGGTATATATCAGCGACCCCACCTCCCTAAATCTACACGATTCGGTGTACGGTTTCATATGAAAAAATATCCGATAGATTTAGATGTTCGCTAAATGTTCTCCCAGGCCGCCCCAAAAAGTCTAGGAAATACAGGGGTTATTAGGGGTTGACATTAGATTGTTTATGGTGTATTCTAAACCCATGATTAAAGAATATAACAAGAAAAAACAAATTGTGTTAAGAATGAGACTTGACGCAAGAATCAAAAAAGCAAAAAGTATTCTATACAAATCCCTATTGGATTCTTTTAGTAGGGTTGTATATGGATAATATAGAAAAGAACGTACACAAATACATTAACAATAAAATTAAGAAGTGGACTATAGCGGATCTGTCTAATATTCCCAATAGTCTTAAACTTATCAAAGAGGTGCATAAGAAATACGGAAACTTTGGAAGTGACATTGCAAAGGTACATCTAGGTAAGATCTATGAAAAAACATTAGGCGGAAAGGCATTACTTTTATGAGTGACGAATACGAACAACATAGGGGCGAGGACGCAAGTTACGAGAACGAGCAATCCACAGTTACAATTACATTAAAGGAATACGATAAACTAAAAGGCAGACAATCCTATATTACGGACAAGAGTCTTATATCCGTTATTGACAAGATAGAGGAATTGGTTCGTGCATTGCGTAAACATATCGTAAGAACGGAGTTAGATTAAATGAAGAAATGGTTATTAGATAATCTTCCGACAGTTTGGTTGAGTATTGTTATCGCAATTGGACTTGTATTAATTACATCACACGCCGCAAAATCGGAAGAGTGGAAGGTGATAGAGTCGGAAAAGATATATCAAAACGTTGAGGTAAAAAAAGAGATTGGACGTGAATACGTTTGCAGAGAGATATCCAACAATGATGACGCATTTGGCAAGGCGGTCGTTCTTGCAATTGCAGGGTCAATGATAGATTCCGAACATGCGTTTCTAGGTGCAATTACAGGATTACTTCTAGGAGAGGTCAAGGTGCGTAAGGTCTGTTATGACGAGATACAATATGAATCTTCCATAGAGAGTAAATACGTCTATACCCTAATTACTCTATCCAACGGAAAAGTAGAGACTACTCAAAAGATATACGAGGACTAACCCCGATTTCATTTTCAGCGCGAGCGAATTGTACTCTGATTTATAGGGGCGGGTTTTTGCAAACTAAATAAACTTATAGATTATGCGATTAAAAGATTTTATAAAAACTAAAGATTATATTGAGGTTGTTGAAAGTTATCCTTTTGCGATACGTAACCTATTGTCCGAGGCAGAGGCAAATACTATCACACGTAAGACAGGACAGACAGTTAACTATCATATAGACATGATGTTGACCACATTGGAAAATGTGGGTACTGTCAATACAAGTAATGTGATGGCACCAATGACACATTGGAAAATGCATACCGAGTCCGAGACGTATAAATGGATTGCAAGTAGAGCATGTGATATTGCTAAAGAATTATCTAAGAAGATGATTACTATAGATTTTAAATGTATAGATTGTTGGGGTGTCAAGTATGAACCCGAACACTTTACAGTTCGTCATTCACATTGGCCTGCAACTTTTTCTTTTGCGTATTATATAAAACTACCAAAAGATCCAAGTCCGATAATATTTCCAACCGCTAATTATGAGTACAACCCTAACGTTGGCGATCTTGTATTATTTCCTGGTCAGATACAACATGAGGTTAAACCTGTGAACGGTGAGAGAATAATGATCTCTGGTAATCTTGTTGTTGATAAATGGAAATAAAAAATGCAAACATGTAAAGTACCTTTTACTGGTCTCTATCTACAGACGACAGGCAATATTGTATTGTGTTGTCATTCTCAAAAAGATACACTTGCTCACATTAACGATATAGATGATCTAGAATCTTTTTATAATTCTAAAGTCATGCAATATTATCGTGATGAATTAAATAAAGGTAATATAGAAACACTTCATCCTTGTAAGAATTGTATTTACAATGAGTCGTTAGGACACGAAACGTTTAGACAACGTATAGATAAGTTCTACAAATTTCCTACAGATAGTTTGGATCATCAAGCACGTAAACTTGGTATTGATACACCTATAAGATATCTAGAATATACTTTAAGCAATATCTGTAATGCAGATTGTTCTACTTGCAGTTCATTTTTTAGTAGCAAATGGGCAAAAGTAGATAAAAAAATGGGAAGAACGGTCTATCCCTTAACAAAAGTTGATGATTCAGCAGTAGAAAAAATAGAAAAAGTTCTCTATGGATTAAATTATTTGGAAATAAAAGGTGGTGAGCCGTTTGCTGATGTAAGAAATTTACGTATTTTAAATAAACTTGCCGAGGTAAATCCTTATTGTAACGTAAGTATTGTATCAAACATGCATACAATTACACCTGAGTCCATGCAGATTATTAAAAAAATACCTAATCTAAAAGTTTATGCAAGTATAGATGGCGTTGGTAAAGTCTATGATTGGATACGTGGTGGTAACTTTAATAAAACTGTAGAGACTATGGAAGAGTATTATAAACAAACAAAAAATAAATTACAGATTGGTGCAACAATAAGTTTATATAACTTTTTTAATCTAGAAGACATCTATTATTATTTTAAAGACAAAGAATATATTGATAACATAGTATTTCACAACTGGGCAATCATGCCTAAGTATGTAAATTGTGATCTGTTACCAAAGGATGTATTTGAGGAACGTCAAACCAAACTTATTGCCTCACCTTTGGATTATAAATCTAGAACACAAAGCAACCTGAAGCAAAATTATACCATGGCACAAGCAATTATTGAAATGGAAAAGATGAATAAGCATCGTGGTTTTGATCTAAGAGATCACGTACCAGAGATAAATAGAATATATGAGTATTAATAAACACATAGGACTAGACGGATTTGTATGGTTTATAGGAGTTGTAGAAGATAGAAACGATCCTACTAAACTTGGTAGAGTAAAAGTTCGTTGCGTTTCTTTTCATACAGATAACCTAAATGATCTTCCAACAAAAGATTTACCTTGGGCTCAAGTTATGCAACCAACAACGTCAACTGCAAATAGTGGTAAAGGTATAAGTCCATTTATAGTAGAAGGCACATGGGTTGTAGGATTTTTTCTAGACGCAGAAACTAAACAACAACCTATTGTTATGGGAACACTACCAGGTAAACCTGCAAACTTAGCAGATACATCAAAAGGATTTAATGATCCTAACGGCAAGTATCCTTTAGTCGCTAACGTTTCTGATTTATCAGATCTTGCTCAAGGTATAGCAT